TTGACCTCCTGTGCCATCTTGTTGTACTGCTCCACGGCCTCAGCCTTTACCAGACCGTTCTCGCCGCGGTTCTTCTCCAGAAAGTCCTTGGTCTGCTCCCAGAGAGTGTTGCGCTTGGTGCGCAGTTCCAGAATCTTACTCATAGTACGTTTCCTCCATAAATTTGTGATGGTTGATTGGATATAAAAACAGCCTGGATGCACATCACTTCATGCACTCAAGCTGTTTCATCAGGATATTGTAAGGGATGCTGCCATCCTCGGTCTTGCCGTCCATGTCAAGAACAGGTCCCAGATTGGCAGGCGGTTCTGCCGGAGGGGTCGGCTCTGCGGACGGTTTCGGGTCAGCTGGCGGCTCGGCATCCGGTTTCTTTGGTTCAGTGTATTTCTGCCCCACATCTTCCGGCTTCACACCCAGACGGTTCAAGACGATTAGATCCATCTGACGGCTAGAGAAAAGGTGCCCTGCCGTATCCTTCTGGAACGGCTTCTTTTCTTCGCCCTCGCCCGGTTCACTGTCAGGGTCTTCTTCCGGATTTTCCGGGTCTACCGGGTCACTGTCCGGCTCCTCCTCTTTCTTTGCAAAGAGGATCTCGTCTGCAAAGCCCAGCTCCACCGCCTTCTTCGCATTCATCCAGGTCTCATTGCTCATAAGGTTGGCGATGCGGGCGTGGCTGAGGCCGCTCTTCGCTGCGTAGGCATTGATGATGCTTTCCTTGACCTCGGTCAGCACCTCGATGGCCTTTTCCATGTCCTTGGTGTTGCCCATCGCAACGGTGCTGGGGTCATGGATCATCAGCATGGCAACAGGACTCATCTGGACAGTGTCACCGGCCATCGCCACAACGGATGCAGCAGATGCCGCAATCGCATCGATCTTGACCGTGATACTGCCCTTGTAGTCCTTAAGCATGGTATAGATCTCAGCAGCGGCGAACACATTGCCGCCCGGAGAGTTGATCCAGACGGTCACATCCCCCTCGCCGGATTCCAGCTCATCCCGGAACATCTGCGGCGTTATTTCATCGCCCCAGAATGATTCCTCATCGATGGGGCCTTCCAGCCGGAGGATTCTGGTATCGTCACTGTTTTTGATCCAGTTCCAGAATTTCTTCATCGGGTTCTCCTTCCATTTTTCCGTGGCTTACTCTCACTCAGCCGATTATCGCTGTCAGGTTCTTCTTCCGGGTCGGGCTGTGTTTCTTTCGGCTGATTCTGCTGGGCTGCGGCAGCTTTATTCTGCTGTGCCACCCCTGCATCTTTCAGCTTCACATAGCCGCCGTTCAGGTAGTAGTCGTCACCGCCCTCCTCTGCCGGGATGAGATCCATGTTCTCCAGACGATGCACATCATTTGGAGAGAGGAAACCGTTGCTGATGCCGGTCGCATAACCGTTCATCCGGCTCTGGTAATCGCCACGGAGCAGACCATCCACATTGAATTTCGGGAAGTAGGTATCCTGCTCCTCCTCCAGCAACAGATCCTTGATGATGCCCTGCTCGATGCGGACAAGCCACGGGGTCAGGGAGTGCATCACGAAGTTCAGCGACTGGTATTCAATGTTGGAGAAGGTCGCCCTGGACAGGTCAGCCACCAGATGCGGAGGCACACGGAAGATGCGGCAGATCTCCGTCACGGAAAACTGCTTCGTCTCCAAAAACTGGCTGTCCTCCGGCGGCAGGGAGATCGGTTTGTAGGCCATGCCCTCTTCCAGCACAGCCACGCGATGGGCATTGGCTGCACCGCCATAAGCCGCTTCCCAGCTATCCCGGATACGGTTCGGGTCTTTCACAACGCCAGGATGTTCCAGCACACCACTGGGCTGTGCGCCGTTCTTGAAGAAAGAGGAACCGTATTTATCTACCGCAATGGAAGTACCGAGACTGTTCTTCATCATGGCGATTGGTGAAAAACCGATCAGCCCATTGAAGCCCAGTCCCGGCACATGAAAAATCTCGTCCCGGCGGAAGTAGATGTCCTTGTTCTGCTCTCCCGGAACTTCATCCGTGTATGCGTGGTAGATATAATAGAGCTCGCCGCTCTCATCCCGGTCCACTTCGACATTTTCCGGTAAAAGCGGATACAGACCAAGCACCGTGTTCTTGCCATCCCGGACGATCTGTGCATAGGCGTTGCCCCAGAGGAGCAGGTGGGTCATCAGTGTTTCCCAGAAGACAAAGGATGTCATCTCCGGGTTGGGCTGGCGATACAGGATCTTGTACAGCGGATGATCCCGTGCCTTTTCCTTGTTGCCGTTGTTGTCTGTCACCCGGTAGAGATGCAGCGGCAGTGCCGCAATGGACTCTGCCAGCAGACGGACACAGGCATATACAGTCGGGATCTGCATGGCGGCTTTTTCATCCACCTGCTCCCCGGCATTGGAACGCCCAAACACAAAGGTCTGCCCGGAATCGCGGACATTATCCGTGACCTGCGGCAGACCTTCTTTTGGCTGTTCTGTTTTGGGAGAATCCCTTGGGTTCTCAAACCCCATCCATTCCCAGAATCCCATTAAGCCTTATCCCCCTTCTCCAGTTCCGGCAGACCGGCAAGGCTGGTGCCAAGGGACGCAACACCTGCCACGATCACTGCACTGCCGACCGCCATCCAGTCCACACTGCCGCCGGGCATCTGTGTCACGACCAGAGCCGCACCAGTCTGGAACATCGTCTTTGCAGCACGGATGCCGGCTGCCTTCCACCATTCTGCACTCATCAGATACTTCATTGTGTTTTCCTCCAAATCTTCATATCAAAAAACGATCATGTCACGTTCGTCGTAGACGCTTCCCTGCTGCTGACCTTCATTTCGGATGCAGCGGTCCAGCGCCATGATCGCAGCGACGATACCATCGATCTTCTCCGGCGACTTCGCCTTGGTCGGCTTGATGTTGCCAGCCGGGTCGGTATCCACGACCACATTCCCCGCCATCCATGCCATGACCGGATTGCCGCCGTGGATGATCCTGCCTTCCATCAGGAGCTTGTAGAACTCCTTGGTAGGCGGGCTCATATCTTTGAATCCCTGACCGAAAGGAACGACTGTGAATCCCATCCCCTCAAGGTTCTGGGTCATCTGCACGGCTCCCCATCGGTCAAAGGCAATCTCCAGAATGTGATAGGTCTTGCCCAGCTCCTCGATAACCTTTTCGATAAAGCCGTAGTGGATGACATTTCCCTCGGTCGCCATCAGGTAGCCCTGCTGATACCAGACATCATACGGAACGGATGCCCTGCGCACCCGCTGGGGGATCGTGTCCTCCGGTATCCAGAAAAACGGAAGCATGATGTACTTCTCCTCTGGAACTCTGGGCGGGAACATCAGCACAAAAGCCGTGATGTCTCCAGTGCTGGACAAGTCCAGTCCTCCATAACAGTCACGGCCTTTAAGTGCTTCCATATCGATTGGCTGATTGCCGAGGTCATAGATGTGTTCCGGGATAAACCGAGTCAGCGAGGACACCCACATGTTCAGACGAAGCTGCTTGAACACATTCTCCTCTGCCGGGTTATCCAGTGCTTCCTGATATGCATCCCGGACACGCTGGATCTGAATGGTCTGCCCCAATGAGGGATTTGCTTTATACCAGTTGGCTTCATCATGCCAGTCATCCTCATCTGTCAGTCCATAGACCACAGGATAAAAGGTGTGGTCGATCTTACGTCCAGCCAGCAGGTCAAGGGCTTTCATGTGGAGCTCGTAGCAGATGCTCTCCTTGTCCGTGCCGGCCGTGGTGATCAGGAAGAACAGCGGCTGTTCACGGGCGTCACCGGAACCTTTGGTAAGGACATCGTAGAGTTTCCGGTTTGGCTGGGCATGAACCTCATCCAGAACAAGACCCGACACGTTCAAGCCGTGTTTCGTTCCAACTTCAGCAGACAAGACTTGATAAAATCCTGCGTTCCCGTAGTTCACAATGCGCTTCGTAGCCGCCATGATCTTGCACCGTTTCAAAAGTGCCGGGGTCATCTGCACCATCTGGTGGGCAACATCAAAAACGATGGATGCCTGCTGGCGGTCAGCTGCAGCACCATAGACTTCGGCAGATGGCTCATTATCGGCAAAAAGCAGATACAAGGCCACCGCAGCGGCAAGCTCGGATTTTCCGTTTTTCTTGCCGATTTCGACATAAGCCGTGCGAAACTGACGGTTCCCTTTTTCGTCCACGATGCCGAACACATCCCGGATGATCTGCTCCTGCCACGGAAGCAGCCAGAACCGCTTTCCTGCCCACTTACCTTTGGTGTGTCGGAGGTTCTCAATAAAGGTTACTGCCCGATCTGCTTTTGCGGCATCGTAATGGCAGCTGGGAAGCATGAACCGACTTGGTTTATAGTCCTTCAGTTTTGGATAGTTTTTCGGTCTGCACTCTGCCATCAGCTTCCACCTCCTCCCAGCAGATTTTCCATCTCATCGGTAGCATCCGCAGGACCGCCGTCTGAAGCAATGATGCGGCTTCGGGAGGACGGGGTCAGGCCGAACTGCTCTGCGAACTTGTTCATGATCTTCAGATAGGTCTGTGCGATGGACACCTGCGGCACCTGCTGCCAGTAGCCGGACGGGGTCTTGACAATGGTGCCGTGCTGGGTGATGAACTCCTCTGCCTCCTTCCATCGGGCATATGCCTGACAGTAACCGGCAAAGGCCGCCATATCCACTTCGGTCAGGATGCCGATGGCTTCCATCTGTTTTGCAAGTCTGCGCCACTCTTTCTTTGCTTCCGGCTCCAGCCACTTCGGACAG